GCCAGCTTCTTGGAGCGGGCATCGGGGTCGTTCGGATCGAGGAAGACCTCGTCCCAGAGGTCATCCATGGAGAACTCCCGGCCGCGGCCGATGACCTTGACCAGGCCGTCCCAGACCTCCTGCTTCCAGGGATCGTCACCCTTGAGCCGGTTGATGTCATCCGGCTCGCCCAGCACTTGTATGTCTGAGTACCTCATATGCGGAGATCAGGTGGCTTTTCCGCGCTTGGGCTGAGGTTTTCTTCCTGACTCCCTGGTCTCAGCCGCCTTCTCCGCCATCTGATGGCGTCGCTTCGGCCCCTGAGCCGAGGCGTTGGAGATCGCCGCCGCCTTGGACTTGGAGTACCCCTCCTTCTTGAGGTCCTCGTACATCTTCGGCTTCTTGATTGATGGACCTGGGTCCTTGCCTGCGGGCATGGGTTCTCCTATCGGATGCTGGACCAACTGAAGTCGCCCGGTACCGAGGGATCGGCTTCGAAGTGGCTCTGACCACCGGGGTTGTCGGTACGGGCGAAGGCGACCGGCCCGGAGCTACTCATCCCCACCGCGTTGAGCAGGGTGCCGGACTGGGTGAAGAGGTCGCCGTTGAAGCCGCAGTCAGTACAGAGCGGCGCAGCCTCGGTATGCGCCCAGCGCCGCCGGAAGTAGTTGGAACCACCGCAGCCAGGACACTGGCCGACCTTGCCGATGCTCGATGGTGCTTTGCTCACATAGCCCTGGCGCTGGACCTGGCCGTGGGTAGTGTCGCCGTTGCCTCCCGACTGGCCGTAATCCACCTCCTGGCGCGGACCGGTCGGGGGGTACTGCGGCTCCCAGCGCACCGCCGGGCCGTAGCTGGTCGGAGCGGGCGGCGGCGGCTGCTGCCGATTGACTACCCCTCCCAGGCGGCGCTCCCACCAACTGATGTCACTCATGGTTCCTCACTTGCACTCGGCCCAGTTGTTGCCGACACTGATGTTGACCTCCAGAGGCACGTCCAGTACCGGCCTGGTGCTGAGACGGATGTCCTCCATGGCGGTCCGCACCAACGGTAAGACCTCGTCCACTTGGCGCTCGGCCACCTCGATGACGAACTCGTCGTGGACCTGAAGCACCAATGCGGCGTCAAAGTCCTGGAGAGTCTTATGGACCTGGACGATCGCAATCTTGGCGATATCGGCCGCGGTCCCTTGGATGGGATGGTTCACGGCTTGACGTTCGGCGTAGCTGCGTTCCTTCCAATCATCGGAGGTGATCTCTGGCAACCGGCGCTTGCGCCCGTACAGGGTCTCGACATAGCCGTGTTCCCAGCAGAAGCGCTTCACCGTCTTGCCCCACTTCTTGACACCGGGGTAGGCCCGGTGCCAGGCGTTGTAGACCTCCTCGGCTTCCCGGATCGGGATTCCCGACATGGCCTCCACCCGGCCCGGCCCGCCCTCAAAGGCGAAGTTGAAGTTGGAGTTCTTGGCGATGGCTCGCTGCTCGCCGGTCACCTGGTCCTGAGGGATCCGCCAGATGAGCGAGGCGGTCTGGGCGTGCAGGTCCAGGTTGTGGGTGTAGGCGTAGACCAGGAGCCGGTCCTTGGTCTGGTGGGCCAGGATGCGAAGTTCGATCTGGCTGTAGTCGGCCACGATCAGCTTCTTGCCCGGCGGGGCGCGGAACAGCCGCCGCACCATGGTGGCCTCAAAGGTCTCCTTGTGGCGAGCCGGGATGTTCTGAAGGTTGGGATCAGAGCAGGACAGCCGTCCGGTCTTGGCACGGGTCTGGTTCAGACTGGCCCGGATCCGGGAGTCCTCATCAATGTGGGGGATGTAGCCGGAGATGTAGGTCGACTGGAGTTTTTGAAGATCCTTGAACTCCAGGACCATTCCAGGAACGGGATGGCGTTTGGTGAGTGCCTTGAGCGCCTGGGCGCTGGTCGAGCGCGCCCCACCATCGGTCAGGAACTCACAGCGGAGCTTGGCCTCGTCGTAGAGGTAGTGGGCCAACTGGGCGGTGGAGTTCAAGTTGATGCCGTCGCGCTCAACCCACCGGGGCCGCTCACACCGACACGCCCCGACCATCTCCCGGATCTCTGCCAGCTTCTCCGTGAACTGACGCTCCAGTTCGGGCCGGATGTGGTGGAACTCCTCCAGGTCCACAAAGGCCCCGGCCTGACGCATGTTCATCAGGACGTGCATGACCTGCATCTCCAGGTCGAATAGGTCAGCCAGCTTCCGGGCCGTGGCCTTGGTCAGCTTGGGGTGGATCTTCCACCACAGCATCCAGGCCATCTTGGCGTCGACCAGTGAGTAGCGAACCGCCTTCTCAAAGAAGGTCGTGTAGGCGTGTTCGCCCAGCTTGTCGGCGTAGGCCAGGCCCAGATATCGCTTGCTCAGCGCCCCCAGCTTGTAGCTGGGCAGGTTCTCGTTCAGGAGGAAGATCAGGGTGAGGGTGTCGCCATAGGGCGGAGGCGGGATCGCGCCGTCGTAGTACTTGGCGATCGAAAGCAGGTCGAAGCTGACGTTCTGACCGATCTTGCGCCGGTCGGAGAACAGCAGTGGCTCCAGGGCGGCGAAGACGTCATCGACCTCCAACTGCTGGCGGGGGTCGGGGTGCCCGCAGGGTATGACGTCGGCACGCCCTGGACCGGCGAGGCTGATTGACCACACCGCGTTGGTCCGGGCGTCCAGGGCTGGCTTGTCCTTCTCTGCCGCCAGGCGGCACAGGTCATCGCACCACTTGCGTCCATGCCGGGGCGGGAACTCTCGCCCGCAGGATGGGCACACCACGGTGCGGGTGGCGGCACGAGACGTCCCCTTGGTCGCAGGTGGGATGTCGCCCGGCAGGGTGAGCATCCGGACCTTGCGGCTGGCCCTGGTCTCTACGTCGAGGGCGAACTCGCCGAAGCGCTCGTAGGTCGCGACGAGGTCCTTGAGGTCGTCAACGCTGCGGATGGTCTTGGTGGCGAGGTTCATGTGAAGTCCCTATGGTGAGGGGGAGAGCCACTGTCGGGGCGGGTGTTCCTTCAGTGGCCTCCCCCTCTGGGCAGGGCGACGGCCTGGCGGATGGCAGCGTCACCGCAGCCCGATCATTCGGTCGCCATGTCGGCGACCTCTTGGAGTTCCTTCCGGCTGGAGCGCTCCAGGGAGGAGTCGTCCCAGAGCTTGCTGTCGAACTTGGCGATCTCCTCTTCGGACAGCGGCTTGAAGTTCCAGTCCTCCTCCAGGTCGCGGACCTTGACCGGGCGGATCTGAGTGCGCTTGGTCTTGTCGCCCACCATGGAGATGGCGAAGTAGCGACCGGCCAGCGACTCGTTCTTGGCGTACTTGTCGAGGGTGTCGGTGATGGTCATGCCGCACTCGTAGGTCCTCAACTCCGGCAGGTCGCCGACTAGGTCCAGGATGTTGAACCGGACCCTGGCGGTCGGGGTGTCAACCTCGTCCAGAGGGCAGTCGTCCTGGGAGCAGATGTAGCTCATCTTGTGGCCCTTGGGGACCCAGTCGCACCAGTGTTGGAGGAAGCTGGCGTACGGGTCGTCCTCCAAGAACAGGATCAACTGCTCCTCGTCGGGGACCTTGTAGAGCTTCGACCACTTGGATGGGGCGTTGGCCTTGGTGCGCCGGTAGCCCTCCCAGCCCTTGGCTACCGCCACGTCGCTGTCGTCGTCGGCGGTTTCCTTCTCAGGCGGGGCGGAGCGGCCTCGGTCTCTGTGGAGACGTCGTGGACGCTCCTCTTCTTCGTAGGCCTCCGCTTGGCGCGGACTGCGAACCAGTCTTCTTGGCATGTTGGTTCCTTTGCACGTTGGCAGGTGGTGGTGTTTGCAGAAAGTCGTCAGCAAGATTGGGGCTGATCTCTGACCACTCGGCGATGGTCTCCAGTTCTTCTCTGGCCAGCCGATCGACCTCGATGTTGAGCGTGGCTCGCATCTGGTCAATGAGCCGTGGTCGCTGGTCGGACTCAGCCCAGGCCTCGTCGTCATAGCCGAGGTCAAAGTGGCTGATCTCTGCCCCGACCTCGATGTGGGCGGTCTCGTAATCCCTGACCCGCACGAGGTACCGGCAGTTCTTCGTCAGCTTCACAGCCAATCCCTCCAGGCCGCCATGACTCTTCGTGTGAACTTCGTCCGTTGGATTCGGGGCGGATTTTCGTTAAGCAGACCCTCCTCTTTGGCGATTGCGACGATGCCCTCGATCTGGGCACGACTCCATAGACGTCTGCCTGCGTCTCCACGAGTACCTGCGAGTGGCGGTGTCTGGTACTTCGCCTTCGGTAACCAACCTTTTCGAATCCACGCCCTTAGGGTCACGGAGTCGCGGTGCAGGGCTTTGGCCAAGCTGCCGATCGGGAACATCTCCAGGTCGGCCTCTCGACCATCAGCGAAGCGGACGTGCTTCTTCCAGGGCCGGGCGTCCCAGGTCTGGTTCGCCTTGGCCTCGGCTCGCTCCACGGCCACACGCTCCTGCCGGGCCTGCCGGGACTCCCGCCGCTTGCGCCGGGAGCCGGGGTAGTACTCATCGAGATCGGCGAAGCTCGGCATCGGGAAGGCCATCAGTTCACCGGCCTGTCGGCGTCGTCCAGCAGGATCAGGCTGTAGCTGACCCGCTGGGGAAACATCCGCGACAGTTCGTCGTCAGTGATCTTCCGGTCGTAGTAGGCGGCGTGGACCTTGCCCTCGTCCAGCACCGGCACCCACTCGACCACCTCGTCCCACAGGCCCTTCTCCTTCAGGATCTTCTCGGCCACCTCGGTGTTGAGTCCGGTGCCCACCGAACGCTGAGCCTTCAGCCTGACGATCTTGCGATCGCCGACCGGCTCCCCCAGTTCTAGAAAAATAGACCCCTTGGCCGGTTCTGTTTCACCGAACCGTTGGACGATTTTTAGCAGAGCGTCTTTGCCTTCATTCAGCCGCTTCGTTACCAGCTTTGACTGGAACTTGACGCCCCACCAACCTTCAACCTCGTGGCGCAGCGCGGCCAGGTCCAGGGCCTCTTCTTCTCGCCGACGCAGTCTTGCCATGCCCTGAAGGGTAACGGCAGCGACCTACGTCAAAGGGTCAATGGCGGCAAGTTCCGACAGGCTTCTAAGCCCCGTATGCGCTCACAATGAATGCTGGGATCCCCTCGCTCTCTGCACGTACCAGGAGCTTCTCTGTGTCCCGATTCTGGCTCAATCGGTCCATGAAGGCGATGACGATGTTCGGCCTGACCCAGTCCTTGACGCGACGATGCTCCAGGTGCCGGAACCCGTCCACCTCGTGTTCCAGCCCCTGGAGCGATCCGTCGTCCAGGATGATGATGGTCTCAGTCCACTGGCGTCCCTGGGTATTCAGGCCTTCCAGGAGCGCCCGCATGAGCAGGGTGTCATCGGTCAGGCGGGAGCCACAGAAGAGGTACCTAGGACCGTACGTCACTTTCTTCCGCGATCAGATTGTTTTCTCTCACTTGGGTGAGTCAACGCAGTTTCGGGCTTCCAACCCAGTCGTACTCGCTTCTCAAACGCGGCGTACCCGACCATACATCGTGGATCTCTAGACCAATCAGTGACGGTCTTAGTTTCTCCCCAGGCTGTGACGAAACGATAGCGGCGAGTCGGTAGTCCACGCTTTTCCCTACGACGCAGCCAGTCGAGATGATTAGCATTCTCACAGGCATCACAGTGACAGCCGATTCCGTAGCCCGTGATGGTCCCATGGCGATAATCTGTCGAATCTTGGATGAACCGCTCAGCTATTCTGGAGCGATCTCTTAGCCGGGCTGTCTTGCAGTCTTGGCAACGGCACCCCAGTCCGTAACCCGTAGTCGTCCCGTGCCTGGGGTCTGACTCATTTCGACGGAGTCCTTCTCCTCGTTGGGCACGATATGCCCGCTGAGCGGACCGACAAAAATCACAGCGACAGCCCAAACTATAGCCATAGTGGGTCCCATGATGGTTAGATGTCGCATCATGGAGTAGTCGCCGTCGACTGTGGTGAGCAGCTACTCTCTTGTGTGCCAGGACTGCGTGTCGGCAGACATCGCACGGACATCTCCAATGCTGATACCCGGCTAATCCGTGCCGAGGGTCCTGAGGATTGTTGATCATATCGGAGCGACATACTTCACATACGCCGTCGACTTGATGGGGGTGACCCTGTCTGCACTTAAACCATATACGTTGTTTCCCGTACTGTAGGGACTCGTAAGCCTTCAGAGCTTCAGTTTCCAGCAACGACTCTGACAGACCGAGTTTACGGCTCAAGAGTGGGATCACACGCTGCCTGACCTGGGGCAAGGGCGCTGTTTGCCCATTCTCCCATCTTCCAAGCGCTGTTGTGCTTATACCTACTGCGATCCCAACGTCTACCTGTGCCCAACCCTTGTCCAGGCGAGCGAACTTGATCAAGAGACCGAAGTCCCGGTAGAACCCGCCTGCCGGGACTTCAGTCGCGACCGCGGTCATGACACCGGGCGCAGTTTTCTCTCGTTCAACTCGCAGATCATTGTGACGCTGTTCTTGGTGGTCATGGTCTGAGGCTTGCCGAACGGGGGAGCCTCGATGCTGACCTCGATGCGGTCTCCGACGCGACGGCCAGTGACCTTGATACCGCCCACGCTCATCCCGGCTCGGAACGCCGGTACCACGCCAACATTGCCCCCGGTCTTCTCGACCCACTTCCGCACAGCGTGGCGCATAGCGTCAACGGTCCAATCATTCCGGGAACGTAACAGCCGGTCCTGCTCGTCTTCATCCTGGATGCGGGCCAGGACCTTGTGGACACTCCAGGACACCTTGAGGTTGCGCCGCTCCGGTGTGAACGCTCTGGCCATCTGCTCTCGCTCATGTAGAACGTCACGGCTCAAGTGGGTCTGCTGTGCCACCTTCCGATATTGGGATTCAGTGAGTCGGGCCGCGAAGAGTAGGTCGCCCTGTTGCCACAGTGCGCCACTGACGATCTCCTCGCCCTGACGGATGATGCGCTCCTGTTCCAGGATCTTGGGAACTAGGTCTTCGGGAAGGGGGGCGTCGTCTACAAACATCGGGTCCTCCAGGACATCCTCAACCGATTGAGGTTCACGGATAGCCATAGCAATCTCACCTTCCTCCGAAGGGTACCCCCCTCCGGGTACCCCTATTGGAGCATGGGTAGGGGGGTGCTTGGTGAGTCCTGCGGCAAGTTCCTACGGATATCCTTCAGATTCAGACGGTGTGGTCTCGGAGGAACGCCGAGAGACTCTGGAGATCCAGGTTCAGTCGTCCTTTCCGGCTGATGCCTTTACCGTCGATTACGGCGTCGGCCACCTTCTGCTTCTGGGCCAGCAAGAAATGCTGGTACTCATCGATGCTTCCTGACACCTGTAGAGACAGAAGAGTCACCTGAGGGAAGACAGATGATAAACGTATGATTCGGCTCTGTCTCTGGGCGTAGGCCCCGGCGCTCCAGGGCAGGTCGTAGCTGATGAGGTAGTTGGCCATGGGTAGGTCGAGGCCGATGCCACCGGCATCCGAACTCAAGAACAGTCGGGTCTCCGGGTCGGTGGCGAACTGTTGCTTGACCTCATCGCGCCGCTTCTCGCTGACGGCTCCGCTGAAGATCACTGACTTGGTCAGTCCGCTGGTGGCGGTGGCCAAGAGGTCGAGCATGTCCTTGAAGAAGGAGAAGATGACGACCTTGTTCGCCGGGTCGGCGCTCAGGATGTCGGAGACAAGCTCGATGGTGGTGTCGAGCTTGGGTGAGCCTTTGAGGTTTTCCAGCCTGCCAGCCTCGTGTAGCTCCTGGGCGTACTGCGACCCGCCTTGTGTGTAACCCGTCTCCCCCCGGTACTTGGCGGCGGAGATCCGCAGAAGCTCCGGGTGATCGCAGACCATGCGAAGGGCCAGGAGCTTGGCCATGATCCGGCCTCTGGCCTCGCCTTGGTCCTCACCGTGGTAGAAGCTCGACAGGCTGAAGTTGCCCCAGGTGTGAATGGCGTCGGCGAGGTCGGTCTCCAGGTCGTGGACCACCCGCTGGTAGAGCCGGGCGGCGGGGGCGTCAAGTTCGATCGGCACCACTTCCTCGCTGACGGCGGGAAGCTGGTCGGCGACCTGGGCACGGGTGTGCCGGATCATGTGGTCGGAGAGCAGCCGGTGCAGGGTGGGCAGGTTGCGGTAGAGCTTGACCCGGCCCCAGTGGTCCCGGACGCAGAAGGCTCGATCGAAGGTGCGGAAGTCGCCCAGCACACCGGGGTCGACCCACTCCATCAGGCTGAAGGCCTCCTCGGCTCTGTTCTCGATCGGCTGGCCGGTCAGCGCCCAGCGGTATTCGGCTCGGAGCCGCTTGATCTTCTTCGACCGCTTGGGCTTGAAGTTCTTGAACCAGGTGGCCTCGTCGCAGACCACGTAGTCCCTGGGCAGCTTGCGGATCACCTCCCAGTCCGAGACCAGCGTCTCCGGGTTCATGATCAGGTACTGGGCCTCTTCGTTCATGTAGGCGCGGTAGCAATCCTGGCGCTGGCGGGCGTCACCGGAGACCACGATGACGTCGGCCTTCCCCTCGGTGAACTGGTCGATCATGCGCCGCCACTGGAGCTTGAGGCTGGCCGGGCAGATCACGAACCCGGCCCCGATCTCCTGCTGATCGATGAGCCGTTCAACCGCCGCGATCACCACGACGGTCTTGCCCAGGCCCATTTCCATGGCCAGCAGGATTCGTCGCATGTTGATCATGCGCTCTACTGCCGCCTCCTGGAAGTCATACAGCGTCCCAGTGAAGGCGCTCACCAGAACGCCGCCAGGGTGAGGTCATCCATAGCGGCCTTCACTTGGTGTGGCGTTAGTTCGCCGGGATCCTTCCCTCTGCTGCTCCCATAGTCGAAGATCTGGATGGGGATGCGGTGGTGCCACTTCTCGGTCAATAGCCGCCGGGTCTCGTTGCGCCCGGCCTCGTCATTATCAAGGGCGAGGGTCAACTCATCGAAGCGTTCGATGATCAGGCGCATCTGGGCGTCGCTCACCCCAGCCCCAAAGCTGGCCACCGCCGGGTAGCCCAGGCTGCCCAGGTACACGATGTCGAGCGGACTCTCGACCAGGATCACGTAGGGACTGTTGCGGGGTAGCTGTATGCCGAAGAGGGTGAGGGACTTGCGGATGCCGGGCGGGCGGTTGCGGACCCACTCCGCACTCTTCGATTGCCAGCCCCAGAGGTCGCCGGTTGGCCCGTAGATGGGGAAGATCCAGGCCGATAGCTCGTAGTCCCAGCGCACGCCGAACCGGTCGACGGATTCGGGGTCCAGGTGGCGGCGCGCCATGGCTCGTGCCGGTGGCGGGCCGAACTCGGCCAGCTTGGTGGCCAGGTCGCGGCT